GCCATGGGCGCGCTGATCCAGATCATGGGCAACGACATTGCCGAGATCACGAACGGCGACGACACCAGCATGGAGGTGAAGTCCAATGTCTCGGGCGAGGCCATGGACATCGCCGCATCACGTGTCGATGCGAAGTCGTTCATCTACATGGACAACTTCAAGCTCTCCATGCAGGCGTTTGGTGAGATCTACTACGGCATGGCCAAAGAGGTGTATGTCGAGGAAGGTCGCAAGGTCGAGACGATGGACGAGGACGGCGAGACGTCCGTCGCCACCCTGGGCGAGACGGTCGGTGATCCCAAGACGGGCATTGTCGCCAAGCGGTACGATCTGTCGGTCGGGCGGTTCAACGTCATCAGCGACGTCACCGAAGCTACCGCGACCCGGCGCGACAAGACCGTTCGCACCATGATGACGCTCGCCCAAGCCGCCACGTCCGTGCAGGCGCTCCAGCTTGGCCAGGCGGCGCTGCTGACCGCAATCGACAACATGGACGGCGAAGGCATGGGCAAGCTGCAAGACTTCGTTCACAAGATGTCGGTCGAGATCGGCCTTGACGAGATGACGCCGGAAGAACAGCAGGCGGCGCAACAGGCTCAGCAGAACCAGCAGCCGAGCCCGACCGATCAGGCATTGCAGGCGCAGGCGGCGGACTTCGCCGCATCGGCAGAGCAGAAGCAGAGCCAGGTCAAGCTCAACGAAGCCAAGACCGTGCAGACGCTGGCACTGGCGCATAAGACCGTGGCCGAATCAGAGCAGATCGCGAGCGCGCCGACGCAATTGCCCGATGTCAACAGTCTTATGCAGAATGCGGCTTGATTGTGGTTGTCCTATTTGGTAACGACACTGCGCGCGGGGGCGTGGGAGTATATCCGTATGCGCGCTGATGAAGCCGAGCCCCTTGAGCTGACCGAAGAGATCATCGATCAGGCACCCGAGTTTGAGGGTGACGAGCAGCACACCGAAGATCACGACGAGACGGTCATCGCCTTTGCTGATGAAGGTGACGAGGAAACCGAGGCGACGCCGCTGGTAAAGCAGCTTCGCCAACAGATCCGCGACCGGGACCGCAAGCTGAGCCAGATGCGCCGCTCGCCGTCGCCGGTCAATGACGCTGACCCTGAGCCGAAAGTCCCTGACCGCCCCCGCTCGGTTGCCGACTTCGATTATGACGAAGAGCGGTTCAACGCGGCGCTCGATGAGCATTTGGCCAAGAAGGACGAGCACACGTCCTGGAAGGCTCGCGACGAAAAGCGCAAGAACCAGCGCAGCGAGCAGGAAGCCGAACAAGCGCGGCAGATCGAGCAGCAGCGCAAGGCGCTTGGGGTTCCCGACTACGATACGAAGGCGTCAAGTGTTCGTGAACGGCTGTCCGATGCGCAAATGTCCATCCTGATCAGCGGCATCGATAACCCTGCGCAGATGATCTACGCACTCGGACGTTCCGAGAGCCGGCTCGATATGCTGGCGGGCGAGGACAACCTGGCCAAGTTCGCCGTCATGCTCGGCAAGATGGAAAAGGACATCAAGGTGACCAAGAAGACCGCTCCTGCGCCGGAAAGCCGTGTGCGCGGCGCCAATGGCTCCATCGCCGTCTCTGGCTCCGACAAGAAGCTGGAGCAGCTTGAGAAGGAAGCGGCCCGCACTGGCGACCGCTCCAAGCTCATCGCCTATCGCGCCAACCAGCGCGCAGCCTGAAGGAACCTCACCCATGGCAGTAGATCGTGAACTTTCGCCCGCTGAGATCGTCCATGCCAAGATGGCCGGCATCCCTGCTGACCGCCCTGGCTTGCTCGGCGAGTACCCCAAGATGCTTTACCGCAAGGGCGAGCCTGAGATCGGCGCGCATAGCCTGGCATCCGATGCTATCGGTGGCCTGTCGTCGCTTCCCATCGCCGGCCATGCTGGCGTCACCACGTTGACGGTCGAGAGCGCCGAAGAAGAACTGCTGGCGCTGGAAATGGGCTGGCATTCGACGATTGACGCGGCTGTTGCGCCGCCGCCTGTCGCGAAGAAGGCTGCGTGATGCCATGACCACGAAGCGCCAGCTCATCGAGCAGATGTTCGTCGAGTGCGGTCTCAACGGGTGGGAGTACGACATCACGCCCGAAGAGAAGGACCACGCTCTGACGCGCCTTGACGCATTGATGGCTGAGCTTCGTGGCCGCGACATCGACCTGTCGTACAACTTCCCCGCAACGATCGGCGGCGGCAATCTCAACGATGATCTCGGCACACCGGACCAAGCCTTCTATGGCCTTGCCGTTCTGGGTGCCGAGCGCCTTTCTCCGACCATGGGCAAGACGCAGAGCCGTGAGAGCCGCATGGCCCTGACGTCCGCCATGAAAGCAGTGCGTTCGGCTGCGGCGGTGCTGGTGCCGACTGTCGAGGGGCCGGATATGGTCTACGGCTCGGGCAATCGTTGGCGTTGGAGCCTGTAAGTGCGCGTTCCGATCGTTTCAGGCATCAAGGCGACCGAGAGCGGGGCGTTTCTCAACAGCTATCCCGTGAATCGTGAGCCTGTCCTGAAAGACACCGGCATCTCGGATGGCTATCTCGCGCCGGCTCCAGGTATTACTCAGGTAGCCACCGGCCCTGGCGCTGATCGGGGCGGCATAAGCTGGAACGGCATTTGCTTTCGCGTGATGGGCACGCGCCTGGTGCGAGTGCTGCCAGACTGGTCAGTCGAGTTCCTTGGCGAGGTTGGGCCTGGCGGTGAATGCAGCTTGGACTACAGCTTCGACAATCTGATCATCAACAGCGGCACGCGTCTGTATTACTGGAACCCGGTAGACGGCCTGCGGCAAGTCACCGACCCCGATCTCGGCACCGTGCTCGATGCGCAGTGGATCGATGGCTATACGATGACCACCGATGGCACGTTCGTGGTGGTGACGGATCTCAACGATCCCATGTCGGTCAACCCGCTGCACTATGGCTCCAGCGAAGATTCGCCCGATGCGATCACCGGCCTGGGTCGGCTGCATGGCGAGGGATATGTGTTCAACCGCTACACCATTCAGGTCATCCAGAATGTTGGCGGCAACGGCTTTCCGTTTCAGATCGTCAAGACGGCCACGATCCCTTACGGTTGTGTCGGTCCGCGCGCCAAATGCCGTTTCATCGGTACGTATGCTTTCGTCGGTGGACCTGACGGCGGATCGCCTGGCGTGTGGCTTATGGGGTCCGGCGATGCCAGCAAGATCAGTTCGGAAGAGGTGGACGCCGATCTTGCCGACCTGACCCTGGACGAGCTGGCGGACGTGTGGGTCGAAGCGCGCAGCATCGCGGACGAGCAGCGCTTGATCGTGCATATCCCCAAGCGGTCATGGGGGTTCGCGACGCAGGTGTCGCGCAAGTCGTCCGTCAAGACGTGGTGCCAGTACGTGTCCGGTGATCAGGACGACAGCGGCTTCAATGGGCGCGGCTTGGTGTTTTGCTATGGCAAGTGGATCGTCGGCTCGTCTGATGGGCGCATCGGCTACCTTGACCCGCACACTGCCCAGCACTTCGGCCACGACGTCATGTGGCGCTTCGATACCACGCTCATGTACAACGAGAGCAATCGCGCCATCCTGCAGGATATCGAGTTGATTGGCACACCAGGCCGTGGCGCTGCCGATGGCCGTGTGTTCTTCTCCTACACCAAGGATGGGGAAGATTGGTCGGTCGAACGCTCAACATCCTCGGGCAAGTTGGGCGAGCGCACCAAGCGGGTAACATGGCGTCCTGGCGTACGTTTCGAGCAGTACATGGGGCTGCGCTTCCGGGGGCTCGACGGCTCGCTGATGGGCGTGGCGCGACTTGAGGTCGGTGTCGAGGGGCTGAACTGATGGAGCCAACCGGCAGGACGCTTCCCCGGGCTGTCATCGGCGATTTCATCAACTCGCCACGCGGCATTCGCGCGTTTGAAGACCTGCAAGGCGACAGCGAGCGGTTGTATGCCGCCGTCGATCAGGCGCAGTTCCTCACGCTAGGGTCTGACCCCAGCTTAGGCAGTGAGCGCGCGCTTGTGCTGACCGATGGCGATCTTGTCGCAGACGATGGCGGGGCGAACGCCTCATACACCCTCAGCCTGGCGTCAACTGCTATCACGGCAGGGAGTTTCGGTGATGCCTCGCATCTGGTCAAAGTCACATTCGATGCCAAGGGCCGGGCTACCAATGCAGAGGCGTTCGAACTGAACAGCGACAACGTGACGGAGGGCACGACAAACCGGTTCTTCACGAACGCCCGGGCCCGGTCCGCCCTAAGCGACGGAACTGGCATCGACTACGATAGCGACACAGGCGAGATCGCGCTCGATACTAATAGCAAGCGCAACGTGGATCACTCGGATGTGCAGGTGATCGCGGGGGCTGGTCTTTCTGGAGGCGGCTCAATCGATGACGACGTGACGATCAGCCTGCCATCTGTGGTTGCTGCTGGAACTTACGCCAGTCCGACCTCCATCACGATCGACAACTACGGGCGTGTGACCGCCATCAGTTGACAGAATGACGGTACGATAGTACCTCTGCAATTAGGTAGTCAACGAGCGGCGCCGGCTCATCCTGAACGAAGGTTCGGACCCTGAGCGCGCTCCTGTCCCCATCCCGCGACGTAGAAGCGATCAACGCAGTGGTTAACCACCCTGCGGTGCGCCCTTACGCCGGTCTGCCTGACGCGGGCGATCTCGATTTTACCCCTCTGGTTGACTGCCCCGAGCATGTCTTTCTCGTCGGTGAGCATGGCGGCTTTATGCTGCTGTGGAGCGCGCCAGGCGTGTGCGAACTGCACGTCTTCTTGCTGCCCGAGGGGCGGGGTAAGTGGGGCTTCGACACGCAAGCCGAGGTGATCGACTACGCCAGCGAGCATGGCATCCGCATGCTGTGGGCGCGGATCGAGCCATCCATGCGGCACCTCGCCATGTTCGCCCGCAAAGGGGGGATGAAGCCCACAGGCGAGGTCATCGAGACGTTCGGTGTGCCGTATCGCATCTTTGCCATGGAGGTGCCATCATGCCGCCCGCAGTAGCTATTGCTGGTGTCACCGCTGCCGCTTCGATCGGCGGCTCGGCTCTGGCGGCGAAGTCTCAGAAAAAAGCCGCGAACAAGGCCGCAGCAGTACAGCAGGCGTCCGACGCCCAGGCTATCGCAGAACAGCGGCGCCAGTATGACCAAACGCGTACGGATCTCTCGCCATTCATGCAGGCCGGGCAGAGCGCGCTCGGGGCGCAAGGCAACTTGCTTGGCCTCAACGGCAATGACGCGCAGGGAGCGGCTATATCGTCGCTGCAGGATTCACCGTTGTACCAGAGCTTGTTCGGCAACGGTCAGGAGGCGTTGCTCGCCAATGCGTCGGCCACCGGTGGACTGCGTGGCGGCAACACGCAAGGCGCTCTAGCCAACTTCGGGCGCGATACGCTCGCGACGGTGATCCAGAGCCAGTTGGCCAATCTCGGCGGCGTGTCGCAGCAGGGGCAGAATGCGGCGGCGCAGGTTGGATCTTTTGGCGCTGGCGCGTCGAACAACATCGCTAGCCTGCTGCAGAGCCAAGGGCAGGCGCAGGCAGGCGCGGCATTGGCAGGGGGCGCTGCGAACGCAGGGGTGGCGACTAGCGCGGCATCTGCACTCGGCGCGCTGGCGAACAACACCAACGTACAGCAGTGGGCGGGGAAGCTGTTCTGATGCCACAGCCTTACGACTATCTCGGCGCGATGGGCGGTGTGCCGAATGTATCGGCGGCCGTGCAAAATGCCGTGTTCGGTGAGCAACAGCGTCAGCAGAACCAGAACACGCTCGACCAGCAGATGCGTGCCGACGATGCGCAGAAGGCGTTGGGAGATTTGATCCTGTCCGGCCAGCAGCCTACACCCTCTGGGCAGCAGCCGGCGTCGGCACAGGGGCAGCAGGATCCACAGGAAGCTTTCGCACGCCTCGCGCACGCCAATCCTCAAGCCGCTCAGCAGTATCTCCGCCAGAAGCGCATGCAGCAGGACTTCGGCACGTTGATGGCGAACCCGAACGGTCAGAGCGTGGGCCGCTTCATGATGATGTACCCTGAAGCTGCGGACGGGCTGAAAGCCGGGTGGAATACGCTTTCTGGCGCGCAGAAGGACGCTGGGATCAAGACCAGTGCCGACGTGCATGGCTATCTCAATGCCGGTGATCAGGAAGGGGCCATCAAGATCCTGCAGGACCACATCGCTGCCGCCAAAACGACTGGCGAAGATGTTTCGGCATACCCTGACTTGATCGATCTGATCCGCAACAACCCACAAGGGGCGAAGGCGCTTTCTGCGATAAACTTGGCGACCGCTCTGGGACCGGAAAAGTTCGCCGACAATTACGGCAAGATCGGCGATGAGCGCCGCGCCGACGAAGTGCAGCCGTACAAGGTGCAGCAAGAAGCCGCCGATGCCTCCATCAAGGGCACAGAGGCGCAGTACAAGCCGTCCATGCTCCAGAGTGATCTGGAGACACAGGCATCCAACCGCGAGCGGCAGGCAGCGCAGACGGCCAACGAAGTCGCGCGCCTTGCTCTTGATCGCGACCATCTTGAGCTTGACCGCGACACGCTCACGTCGAACATCCAGGTGAAACTGGAGGAGCTGGATCGCCAAGGTACGCAACTTGATCCTGGCGGGCGCCAAGCAGTTAACGCGGCAGTGGGCGATAGCGTCTCTGCCACGGCTCTCGCGGATCGGATGAATGATCTTGCTGGCCGTATTGGCAGCACGAAGATGGGGTCGGGCTGGGTCGCGTCGTTCCGGGAAACCGCCAAGGGTGCATTCGGTGATCAGGATCCGATCAGCGGATTACGGTCTGAATATAACCAGATCGTCAATGCGCAGGCAGTCAAGAACCTTCCTCCTGGCCCAGCTTCGGACAAGGACATTGCTCTAGCTAAGCAGGGCTTTCCGCCGTCGAACGCTTCGCCTCAATACCTCTCGTCGTTTCTCAAGGGCATGGCCAAGATGCAGCAAGCCGTTGCCGCTGGCGCTGATCGCAAGGCCAATTGGCTGTCGATCAATGGTAGCCTTGCTCCTGCCGCCCGCGATCTGGACGTCGCCGGTGTTCGCATTCCCAAGGGGACGACGTTCGTCGAGTACAACAACAACGCCGTTAAGCGCTCTAAGCAAGGCCAGATGCCCGGCAGTCTCGACGGCATTCTCAAGAAGTACGGTGGCCAGTGAGTCTCGATCCTGCCATCGTCAACTTCTTCCAGAAGAAGGGCTATTCGCTTGAGCAGGCGAAGGGCATCGCTGCGGGCGTCTTCGCCGAGACGGCTAACAACCACAAGGCATTCAACCCTGATGGTGGTGGACAGGGCGCGTTCGGCCTAGGCCAGTGGCGTGGGCCCCGTTTGCAGGCATTGCGGGAGCGGTTCGGGCAGAACCCATCCAAAACGCAACAGCTCGAATTTCTGCATTCCGAGCTTCAAGGTGGCGATAAAGGCGGGCCGTTGGTCACGGCCAAGAAGAACGCCAAGGCGACCTTCGAATCCTACATCAAGGACTTTATGCGCCCCGGTGGCGGCGCGGGTGGCGATCTCCGGCGCGGGTATCAGGCGCTCGGTTTGAAAGGAGGTGATCCTGCATCTGCCGGTGGCGGGTCAACATTCGATCGAGTAGCGGCCCGCCGTCGCGCTCAGGAAGGTCCATCACTGGACAGCGTATTTCGCGCGCGCACGAACGTCGGCAAACCGGGCGGTATGACGCAGCAAGAGGCTGTGCAGTTCGACCACGCAGTCGAGGATGGCCACTTCGTGCCGCCGCGCTGGTACAAGCCGCCCGCGCCGACGAACATCCCCGTACTGCCCAAGGCGGTGGTGGATGCCTACAACTCGCATCGCATGGACGATGACCCCGAAGCTCGCACGCAGCTTGCGCAGTCGGTAGCAGCGGGTGAGGTACGCTTGCCCAAAGGTATGCGGCTGCAAGCTCCGGCGCCTCGAACAGTAGGCGAGCGCCTTGGCATGGGAACGCGCAGCATCTTGGAAGGTGCGGGCGGTTTGCTTGATATTATCGGTGCGCCGGTCAACCAGACCATCAACGCCGTGGCGGGGACCAATCTTTCCCCAACACCAGGCCGGGACTTGGGCGCGATGGCCTCCAATGCTCTTGGGTTCTCAAAGCCGGAAAGTGATTCCGAGCACATGGTTGATGCGGTGGCTGCTGGCGGCACGCAAGGCTTGCTCACTGCGGGCGCTGGCATGGCTGCCGCTGGCGCTGAAGGTGTAGCCGGAGCCGCAGGGCGCGCGCTGGCGCCTAGCCCCATTCTCGATACAGTTTCCGGCGCTGCCAGTGGCGGCGCACAAGAGACTGCCCGTCAGGCCGGTGCGGGACCTGGCGGGCAGATCGTGGCGGGGTTGCTTGGGGGCGCCCTCCCGATCGGCCTCGCTGCGACTGCAAGTCGCGTTGGCTCACGTCTTGCGCGTACATTGCCAGAGGTGGTCGCAGAAACGCCTAGATCGGCCGTGATAGATGAAGCGGGGAATCTGACACCTGATGGCATTGAAGTGGCCGCGCGGCACGGCGTTTCACCCGAAGAGCTACACCAGGCCTACGAAGCCCCTCCTCAGGTGCAGCGCGGCACCGCGAACGACGATGCCATGGCTCCGATTGCGCGTGAAGCGACCACCGGCGAGGGATTAGCGCCGCCGTCTGAGGCCGCGCCTGCCCCCTCAACGACACCTTCATCGGTGCCGGAGTACGTCGATCGCTATATTGCGGGTGAGTGGCGCGGCACAAGAACTCCGCCTGAGGTTGAGCAGTTTGCCGCGAACAATGCCGCTGCGATTGAAAGCGAGTTCGCTCGCCGCCAAGCCACGGGAGGCGTTGATGCGCCGCCGCCGGACACGCCCCGCGCAGCTCCGCCAGCAGGTGGCCCACAAGCCCTAAATGCTGCCGTCAGAGTGTCGCAGGCAGACGAGTTTGGCGTACAGATGACGCGCGGCCAGGCTACGAAGTCTTTTGACATCCAAGATCGTGAGCAGCGCCTTCGCAACAGTAATGGCCCCGAAGGCGAGGGCATGCGCCAGTTCATGGCAAAGCAAGTTGAGCAAGTGAAGCAGGCCACAAACCGCTTCCGAGAGGCATTCGGCGACACCGCAGGCTCCGCAGCAGATCGCGGCGCTATCGTGCAAGACGCTGTGCGTGAGCTTCGTGATCTCGGGCAAAAGGGCGTGTCAGCGCTTTATCGCCAAGCCAGGGAATTGGGCGAGCCTCTCGACCTTGATACGTCAGCGATTAAAGCCGCTTACGATCGCGTGATGGTCGAAGCTAACGTGCCAGACGCGGCAAAAGCCGAGATCACACAAGAGGCCGCGCGTTACGGCCTGATCGGCAAGGCCGAGCCTACCAATGAAGCGGGCATCACCAAAGTGAAGCTCGATGACGGCAGTACCGTTCGCTTCTACGGCGAGCCAGAGAGCCTACGTCTGGATAATGCCGAGAGCTTTCGCAAGGTCGTGTCTGACCTTTACCAAGCAGACGGCAAGCGGAAACTGACGCAAACGCTGAAGCGCGCAATAGACGACGCCGTAGAGGAGGCGGCGGTGAAGGTCGCTGACGGCAGTGGCGGCAACATGTCCGAAGCCATGTCCGCTGCCCGCAAGGCCCACGTCGATCAGAAACAGACGTTTGAGGCAAAAGACATCGTTCAGGCCATTGCTGACTGGAAGAAGGGAATGAATAATGTGACGGGCACATTGAGCCCCGAGCAGGTTATGGCTCGCGCCTTCAGCAAGACCAGTGACTTAAAGCGCATCAAAGCTGTGCTGTTATCTGGCTCTACGCCCGCGTCCAAGGCAGGCTGGCGTGCCATTCAGGCCCATGGGTTGGCCACCATTTTCGAGAAAGCGACCACTCGGAACACTAATCTTGCCGGCGAAATTACAGATGCGATTTCTGGTTCGAAGCTGCGTAGCTCCATCGAGGCAATCGGCCCCGACAAGCTAAAGGTGCTACTTGATCCGGCTGACTTTGCCACACTTATGAAGTTGCGGCGCACGATTGAGGATGTGACGATCCCAATCAGCGGAACCGTGAATCATTCTGGTAGCGGCAATCTGTTGATGAGGCTCGCCAAAGATGCCGCGAACCAGGTCACGGCGTCATTCGCTGCTGCTGGCGTTGCAGTCGGTGGCCCTGCTGGCGGAGCTGTTGGCGGTACAATCGGGCGCATCATTGGCCCTGCCGTTGCTGCGGCGAAAGAAGGTCGTGCCGCTGCGGAAACTCTAAAGAATGCAACCGAATACACCGTCGAACGCGCGGCGACGGATGTGGGCGACAGGCCCAATGCAGCCTCGCGCGCCGGCACGGCGGTCAAGGATGCAGGCGCCAAGTCGATCAAGGCATTCATCGACACATACAGCAGCCCTCGCATCATTGCGCCGCTGCTCGTCTCAACCTCAGGGGCAGAAGAATGATCGTCACCTATCCGCGTGAGTATCTTTCCGACCTGAGCGGACGGGCGCTTGAGAATGGCTCGCTGTTCGTGGGTGAAGCGGGCAAGGATCCAGAGGTATTCCCGCTTCAGGCATACTGGGACGAAGGGCTGACGATCCCGGCCACGCAGCCGATCGAAACCAGCGCCGGCTACGCCATGAACAACGGTGCGCGGGCGAGCTTCTACGTTTCGGCGGAAGACTACAGCATCCGCATTCGTGACCGCCATGGGCTGCAGGTCGATTATCTGGCCAACGTCAGCCCGTCGCGCGCTGTGCAGCAGTCCATCAATCTGTGGGAGTACGCCAAGGGCGACGGCACCACTGGCGATACCGTAGCGATCAATTCTGCCTTGGCGGCTTTCGCTGCATCTGGCGGTGGTGTGGTGAATTGCGGAGGGCCGGAATTCACCTACCTGCTCGACGGACCATTCGTGCAACTTGGCACCTTCAACGCGCCAGAGGGCATCGTCCCGTTCAACCGCTACAAGGTTCGTCTGTACTCCAACCTGCACCTGATCGGCCAAGGCGCGAAGTTCAAGCTCTCAGGCGGCTCTCCCTATGTCGGCGGCATTTTCGGGCATCCGTTCTGGGAGGGGGAGCGGCTCGATAACGTCAAGCTGATCGGCATCGTCATGGATGGCAATCAACCTAACCAGATCACCCCAATCATCCCCGCCAATGGGCAGGGCGGTGGCGGGGATCGCGTCTGGCAGCATGGCAACGCCGTAACTGGCTGCTACAACGGCTTTGAGGCGGCGCATTGCGTGTTTCGCGACTTGCGCGGCCATGGTCTCAACTTCGTCTGGGCGAGCAGTACGCCGGACCCGTCGAAGGGCTCTCAGCATCTTGAGATCCACCACTGCGAGTTCGTCAACATCTTTACCCAGGCCTGCAACGCCGGGTTCTATGACACCAAATTCCATCACAACTACATCCATGGCGACGGCTTCTGGGTCGGCGGCATGGATATCGAGTTGGGCGACCCGACCTTCCCGATTCGCGTGGTGCGGTGCTATAACAACAACTACGATTACACGGACGGCCTGTCCCCGCCCGAAAGCACGCCTATGTACGCGAACAACAGCGCGGAGGCGATGGCGGCCCGGAAGCACACGCGCCGTGCCATCACCGCTTACTCGCCTGGCAGCAGCTTCATGGGGACGGCCAATGACGTCGTGATCGAGAATGAGAATTCGATTCAGGCGACTTATCCCCTTAACCGGTTCGGCAGCATGAAAGTGCGCGGCATCACTGCCCGGGCCTTCATCTACGAAGACCTGACCGACGCCTACCATTCCAGCACGGCGACAATCATCTCGATCCAAGGTTTCGGGCAACGTCTTCCGAATTGCGAGATCAGGGATTTCGAGATCAACAGCGTGCTTTCGGGCCATGCCATCTCCTGCGAGAGCATCGACAACCTGACGATCGACGGGGGCACGATCAAAGGCGTGCAGTATGCCGCGATCCGCGCCGATGCGTGCAGCGGTTCGATCAACGATGTCGTGGTCGAGGAATTTGGCAAAGACGATAGCGCCTTGCCCAGCGACCAGATCGGCACACAATCGTCTGCCGTCGTGCTGTTCGGTGGCGCGCCCAAGAGCATGCAGGTCCGGCGCATCCGTGCTGCGGATAAGCGAGATGGAAGCAACAGGCGCGCGAAGTACATTGTCTACGCCAACGTGGCCGCGCAGCCGCTTGTCAGCATCAAGGATTGCGAGGGCGACAACCTCATCACAGGTTTGGTCCGAGATGTGAACACCTCGACGTACCAGGTGGATGTGGTCGACAGCGTGGCACCGATCTACACGGTCAACATGCCGGTCAAGCTGGCCAACGGCATCGAGAGCGTTGGTGGAATTACCTTCCGCGACACCGCAGGAAACATCACTGGTGGCTTCAGCGAGATCGGCGGCAACACGGTGCTGGGCTTCAACGATCCGGGTGGGCTGGAATATCAGATGCAGTTCATCCGCGCAGACGGCAACATTCAGTTCCAAGCGTTCGAAAATGGCGTCGCAGTTGGTGTTCCATTGATCCTGCACAACGATGGCAAGGGCGAACTGTTCGGAACGGTGGTAGCGCCACCCCCTTGACGTCGAGCATGCATCAAGGTATCTGAATACCGCTCGCACTATCAGCGCCACCGGCTGTGACAGGTGAGAGTGAGCAGTCTGACCCCGAGTGCGCCTCGGAGAAATCGGTATCCACCCATTTCTCATGAGGCATTCCTGTGGCAACTGCATTCACCAAAGAGGAACTGACCGTCTTCGACGCGATGGTTCCCGAGTTCGACGATCTCCTTTCCTACGGCGCGCTGGCTCGCAAGTTCGAACCGCTGACGCCCGACCAGATGGTCCACACCCGCGATCGCTTCTGGGTCGAAGGGCCGATGATCGGTTCCAGCTACGACGGCTTCGACCAGACCAGCAACTTCGACGGCCTGACCGAAATGTCGGTCCCCGTCTCGGTCGGCTTCCACAAGTCGAGCCCGAAGACCCTTTCCGCGAAGAACCTGCGCAATCTGGGCGCCATGCGCAATTACGCCGACGCCGCCAAGCTCAAGCTGGCTTCGGACGTCAACTCGGCTCTGCGCCAGCGTGTCGCACTCGAAGGTTCCCAGTTCGTCAAGCGCACCGTTGCGGCTTCTGGCTTCGACGATCTTGCCCTCGCCATGGCTGTCATGACCGAGCAGGGCATCCCGGCTGCTGATCGCGTCGCCATGATCGGCGTGCGTTCCGGCATCGGCATGGCCTCTAACCTCGCCGGCCGTTCGGAATCGACCTCGCGTTCGAACAGCGCCTACAGCACCGGCTTGGTGGCTCCCGGCATCGCCAACTTCGAGACGTACTCGGACGACGCCCCGATCCGCCTCACCGCTGCAGCGGGTGGTTCCACGACCGTCAACGGCGCCAACCAGTTCTTCGAACCCAGCGCGGTCTACACGGAAGCGGACGGCGAGCAGGTCAACCTCGACAACCGCCGCCAGAACCTGACCGTGACCGCGACGACCTATGCCAACATCAAGGTCGGCGACGCCTTCACGATCGCGGGCGTCAACTCGGTCCACATGATCAACAAGCAGGACACCGGCCAGCTTCAGACGTTCCGCGTCGTCGGCAAGCCGTCTGCTGGCGTGATCCAGATCAGCCCCGCGATCATCTCCAACGGCGGCAACACCATTGCCGGCAAGGAATACCAGAACGTCACGGCCACCCCGGCCAACGGCGCTGCGCTGACGTGGCTGAACACCACCACGAACGAGATCAACCCCTTCTTCGTGAAGAACGGCCTGTTGCTGATCCCCGGCAGCTTCACCGTGGATCCGGACGATGGCTGGCAGGTCATGCGCGCCGTGACGCCCAAGTACGGCATCGCGATCACCTACACCCGCCAGGGCGACATCAACACCCTGAACGTCAAGGCTCGTTGGGACATCGACTTCGGCACTGCGCTGCTCAACCCGCAGTTCGCCGGCGGCATCATGTTCTCGCAGGCTTGATCGCCCAATCTCAGGAGTGAAGTGACATGACCACGAAGAACGACAAGCCCGCTGCTGAACTGGTGGCAGAGGTCAAGGACTCGGTGAAGCTCGACGCGGCCAAGGACGTGGCGAAGGACATCATCAAGGACGAGATCGCCCTTTCCACCGGCACTGAGAGCGACGCCAAGCCCAAGCGCCAGTGGCATGGCTGGGAGGAAACCAACCTCTACGCCGATCTGCTCGACATGGGCCTGGAGCAGTTCAAGGACGCGATCGATCCCAAGTCCGAGCGTCCGGTTCCGGAGGAGAAGGTCTACGGCCTGCTCGCGCTGGAACGCAATGGCCGCAACCGGACCGAGTACGTCAAGCTGATGGCGAAGCAGCTCAAGCTCAAGCCCGATGAGTTCCCGGGCGGTGGGCCGAGCTACACCAACGACATCACCAACCTGACCGATCTGTGATCGACTAGGGGCGGCTTCGGTCGCCCCACTTCTTAGGAGGCGCTAGTGCGCTCAGGAATCGGCAACTCTGCCAGCGATCCCGTCT